CTAATCCCGCAGCACCAGCCGCCGAGGCCGTAGCCGCCTTCATATTGGCGTAGGTAGTATTCGTATCCTTATAATAGGGGATACCACCGACAATAGGACAAGCCGTATATCCAGAGGCGTTTGTCACGGTACTGCCGTTCTTGACCAATCCTGTGGACCCATTAGCTCCTACAACACCATACGTTGTATTAGTATCCGTCCAAGGCACGTTGACATACATCTTACCACTACTATCCAGCTCTACCGGATAATTCTTACCGTTCTCAGTATATCCGATCATCACCAATCCTAATGTCGTGGTATTGGCCTTGGCGTATGTGGTATTTGTCGGAACCACCCACGTACCATCGCCACGAAGGAAAGAGGTTTGCTTGCCGGCAGTCGGAGCGGGTACCAATCCCGCCGATCCTGCGGCTGAGGACGTCGCTCCACCCATGTTGCTATATGTGGTATTAGGAGGGGTTTGCCATGTCCCGTCGCCACGAAGATACTTGGCTTGCGCTCCGGCGGCAGGTGCGGGGACCAAGCCGGCCTTTCCCGCCGCTGAGGAAGAAGCGGCTCCCATATTGGTGTATGTCGTGTTGGTATCCGTCCACGGAACATTCACATACATCTTACCATTTCCGTCAAGAGCTACCGGATAATTCTTCCCATTAGCTGAGTACCCGATCTTAACAAGACCCAGATTATCGCTTGTGGCCTGTGAGTATGTAGTGTTATTGTCAGTCCAAGGAACATTGACGTACATCTTGCCATTAGCCAAGAGCACAGCGTAGTTCTTTCCATTAGAAGCATAGCCGATCTTAACCAATCCTAAGGTGTCGGCCGTGGCTTCATTATACGTTGTGTTATTATCCGTCCATGGAACGTTAACGTAAGCGTTGCCGGACGAATCCAGTTGCACCTTATAGTTTTTCCCGGAAGTCGTATATCCTACCTTAATACCGCCAAGAACGGTAGCGGAGGACGTGGGAGGGGCGAAGGTACTTGGTTTGCTCGTAACACCGGACCAAGGCACGGAGGAAGCCTGACCGGCCGTGTAAGGCTCATACCCATCCTCACTGTTTAATTTAGACTCGTCTTTTATCAGATACATCTTACCTGTAGACGTGACCTTTACCGTATCACCACTTTGAGCCGTAGCGGTGGTAAGGGCGAATCTAGCCGTATCATTAGCTACCACGATCAATCTCTCCAAAGCCGCCTTAGGTAACCTATCTATGCTGATGGTTCCGGACGCGATCTTAGAGGCATCAAAATTGGCCAATGTCGTGAAGATAATTACGTTGTCTCCGAAGTCCGATGAGACACTACCGGCAACAGCCCCGGACAGCGCTATGGTCCTAGCCGCCTGTAATTTCGTGGCGGTAGGGGCATTATCCGTCTTAAGAGCATATTTGGTAAGATCAATATCATTAGCCTTATCCAAAAGCTGCTCTATCTGATCACCATTGTATTTACCTTGAAAATCTGCCATATTACAATTATTTTTTTTCAAATATAGATATATGTATCAACCCAAAGAAATCGAGGGGGGGGTAGATGCGGGCAGGCGTTAGAAGCCGCCGTCCCCGTGCAGGAATCCGCTACGGAATATAATAGCCTTGTCTTTAAGTTTCTGGACAGACTCCCATTCCCATTCACCCTCACAAGGTCTTATGACATATTTATTGCCCCAGATCTTGAATTTCCGTTCAATAACAAACATCTCCTTATCATTAAGGACATGAAAGATACTCCCGACAGGGAAATACTTATCAGTTCTCAATATAACTCGATGATGTCTCTCGTCATATTCAGGATCGCCTACGATACGTGCCTTATAAAACTGAAAATCATTCAACGTCTGATCCACTGGCTCTATCCAATAATACCCCTTACCCATTGCAGTTTGTATTTAATTATCTATATTTGCGGTGTAGTAACTCATAATGTTTTAAGTAATTTTCAACCAAAGGGAAAGGGTGTCCGTGAGGATGCCTTTTTTTCATTCCCGCCCACCCTACCATGACAAAAAGATCTACCTCGAACAAATGTAATCATAATAAAGCTACGGTCAAAAAGAAACCCTATCGGTATTCTATTGCCGACAGGGTTCTCCAACGTTGTATCAAACTAAATCATATCACTCCATTTGATTGTGTCACCGACGAAGCACCGCACCGCCAGATACCTTACGAACGCCGTCCCTTCCGGGGCGTCAGGGTCTTCCAGATAAGCCAAGACAGCCTTGACTATTTTCTGGTCGCAATCCAATACCTTAGGAAAGTAGTCGCTATAGAACATAGCGAACAGGTATTGGATATCTCCCCAAGTGGCGTTATCAGGTTTCTTGGCCCCGCATTTATCGAACATCTGCTTAGCGTCCTCCATCGTCCATCTTCTCTTGGACCCGTCGGCGTTAAGCATCTTGTCAGCGGCTTCCCTAGCCAGCTCCTTGGAAAAGTGATATCCATGGGTGTCTATATACCGCTTATAATCCGGGTCATCGGCGTCTGCTCCTCAGTAGTAACGACTCCTGCGTCCCCTGCGCATATACGGCTCGGTACCTTCGTACTCGTCACGGATGCCGCGCTCACCGAACCATCCCCTGCGATACATCTCGTCCTCACGTTCATGGAGTCTTTCACGTTTCTCAAGCTCACGCTCGTCACGTTCCAGCTCCCTCTCACGTCTTTCAAGATCACGCTCACGGCGTTCTAGCTCATCCATCCTACCGTCATGCTCCTTGCCATAATGGTCGTATATTCCGCCACCATAACCCATGTAAGTCCCATCCGAACGCCTGCTACGTCCACGGCCGCCTCTACGATCGTAGATCTCGTCATTGTAGTCCTCATCGTGACCGCCGCCTAAATCTATAACTCTCATTTTAACCTAATTTTTTAATTAACAACTCTTTTAGCTCATCGAAAGAGGATCCCATCCTATCGACTTTCTCCTCAAGATTCTTGATCTTCCGGTCTTGATCCTTAGTCTGCTTAAAAGCCGGATTGATTTCCTCAAGGATCGAATCACAAGCCTCTAGCGTCCTCCTATGCTTATCGATACTATCGAGAATATCGGAGCTGGTTCTCTTAGCGGCGTTAAGCTGGTTCATGATCGGATCGACCGAGCAGGCCAGAGTTATGTTATTGGACATAGCGACATCCCTGCTCTCCGGTACGACATAGGTCATGGAAGACCCGTTTATCTCCACGGTAAGGTCTATCACCCTATCCTGTAGTTGCTGATATTGCCCCATCTGACCCATCTGGGGTTGCTGGAACCTAGGCTCGGACACGTTAACCACATTCCCCATCCTAAACACCGGAACATCGGACGTATCCAGCGTATATACTTGAAATCCTTTCTTTAAGTCTCTAAACATATCTCGATTTTTAAGCGGGAGGGAATACCCTCCCATTAGACATCCAATCTAACCTATTCCTCATCAACAGTCGTCTCCGACGCCGAGGCGGAAGTTGTAGGCACACAGCAATCCATGAGCCTCAATACACCCCTTACCTTGTTGAAATAAACAAGGCGTTCGGTGTTGTTAACCATAGCCGCTCCGGTCACAGCCACGTTGATCGGATTCACCACAGCCACGCCGGTTACCGGGCAGCATGTGTCATCACCTACCGTGGATACGGTGCTGTTCGCTGGAATAGCTATCTGTACTGGCAATGTCTCGCCTGTTGTCGGAACCACCTGCCGGATTTTCAGCAGCAGAAGGCCCTCGCATGGCAAGGACAGCCATATCCTTGGGTTGATGCCGAAGATGGTGTTGGTAGTAGTCACTACCACGTTCTTCGTGACCAACTCATAAAGAGACCCTATTTTAGAAACACAAGCCATAATAGCCTCCTTCCTTTATAGAGTTAAATAGCGGCGTTTCCGTTGTTGCAGCATCCATTGTTGCACCCACATCCGTAATTACCTCCATAAAATGCTTGACCCCATCCATAAGTCTGGTAAGGAGAGCATGAAGGATAAGCCGGCACAGGGGTAGGTCTCAACTGGTTGATCAAATTCTGAGTCTGTTGCTGAGTCAATGCAGAAGCTTGATAAGCTGACCTTTCATCACGCAACTGATTGATCGTATTCTGCATCTCACGCATTTCCAATTGACAGAATTTATCATTAATCAGGGTTGTTTGAGCATCAATCTTAGCGCTCAAGATATTGAACCGACTCGTGGCTTGCTCACGATTGTTCGTCAATCCTTGATTAATAGTGTTTTGTAACGTGTTAGTCTGATTCAATGTCTCAAGACGATTCTCATAACCTTGATTGTTGATCATCTGCTGAGTCTGGCAAGTGCTTTGGTTGATCAAAGAACTCAAATTGCAGCAGCAAGAGCTAATTTGATTACCGATCTCACAACCTTGTTGCTGTACGGCGTTAATAACAGCCTGAGAGGTCATACCTACCTGACCAGCCACCTTATCGATAGCGCCTTGTACGTTACAGATAGCGCTTTGCAATTGAGTGGTAGTACAGTTCAAGGCGTTAGCGATCTGATCGATAGCGCTTCTATTACCTTGGATGGCCTGCATCAACAACTCACGACCATAGTCGTTATTCAATTGAGCGGGAAGACCATTAGCGCAACACTCATTACCATTGCCAAAACCATTGCCAAAGCCACGGCCGCCCCATAACCAGAACAGGACGATGATCCACAACCACCAACCGTTAGCCCCGCCGAAACCGTCTTGGTTGTTACGACCGTTCATCAAAGCCGCTACCAAGTTCGGATCCATCTTATTTCCGCCTATTAAGTTGGCGAACATCCCCGGAATCATAGATAATAAACCGTTAGTGGCGCTTCCACTACCGGAACCCATACCGTCTAACAAAACGATTTTGTCTCCACTTGTACCCATGTCTATTTATTTTTGAATTAATAATAACCCCACCTGATGGCGGGCGTTACAAAGTTCAAAAATTAACAGCCCTAAGATCGTGATATGTGTTATCATCAAAGTACTTAATGTCTTGTAAATGGGATTAATAAGAACCGATACAAGACGAAAAATCCGGAGCGTATCACTACGACCCGGATTCATCGCAAATCTATAAAATTCAATGTTTCAATGCTCGAAAGAAAACGTCTCACGACGTCAAAGAGAGATTAACTACACGAAAAATCTCGCATCAACTTATTTGTATTAGCAGTGTATTCATTAACTATCTTGCTGGATGAGGGATCATCCTCTATCCTTGACAGGCGGTTATCGTCACTCCTTACCGTAACATCACCCATCCTTCGTACCATGTTTTCTTGATATGATGATGGATCGGAGTATATAAGATCATCAACGAACCTGTATATCGCACCATCAACCGTCTCACCTACCTTCTCATATAAACCAGATTGGAATGACACGAAATCATCATACCTCCCACGAGCCAAGAACGAACCGTCCGATCTCGCCTCGACGCCGCCGTTGACCTCCCGGAGCAGGGCCGGATTCCTTTGGTACAGATACCTGTAAAACCCGACATCCATCATCCTATCCTGACCATCCAGATAGAAAAGATTTCTCATGCTACTGTCACCGGACTCGATAGCCACGTCAAACAGAAGATCCCTTACCTGACCTTCCGGCAACGACATCTCCATGCTTTTTAACGTACTTCTGTCATGGTGGTTCAAAGATACATTATAAAATCCATTAAAATCAAGGAAACGTAAGACATTATTATATAAATCCGATTTTTTTAACCTTTCCTTGATCTGGATCTTCCTCAACGATGTACAGGATTTGATAAAATCCCGGTCCTTCCCCTGTCTAGCCTCGTATCTCCTGAACTCCCGATCAATATCGACATCATCCATCTTAGGGGTTACGGGATGCTGATATATTAATCTGGTAAGGATCATGTTCTCGGTATTCGAGGATGAGATGTTGGACATAACTAGCTTCTTTATGTTATCCTTGACCACGCCAATATCGGAACGGGAAGCCCCTGCGGGAACCACGCCAGCCGGCAAGTACGAGGGCCGCTCTATCCCGATATCGGCCAACATCTCATAGGCCTGATCGGTGTCGATTATCGGAGCCGTGTTATGGTACGTATTCCTACCCATATACAACATGCTCCTATCATACATATCGGAAGGGAATGTATTCCCGGACCTTACATACACCATCCTATCCCCAGTAGAATAAGTATCCTGAACCTCGTATATCGGGTTCCCTTTTCCTGTTATCCTATCAAGATCGGAGATAAAGCTATCGTATACCGAATTGCCGGCCTGTATGGAAGACAACATGACATCCAGCGACGCCATAAGATCACGGATATCCTCCGGTCTGGATATAATCATCTCATCGCTGATCGCCTCGCTTATATCCACACCCATGTCGGCAAGATCCATGGCTATGTCATGCAGACGTCCGGCAACGTCCTTGATGTCCTTAAAATCATCCATATCGATTATCTCCCCGACCTTATCCCTTAGACCCTTCATGTCCTTAGGCATACTGATATACGGTGTGGTACTATTGAAGTACGAGTCGGTAATCGTATTTCCGTCCTGACTCCGAACCTCCATACGGGTCATATTACGATACGTGTCATACATCCGATCTGCGTAATCCTGATCCTCCTGATACCGGAGTGCCAAGGAAGGGTATGGGATGGAGGCGAAAGCCTGATCGAACTCCCGGCGGTCGCTGATACCGCCTACCGCCCTCATGATCGTATCCCTTACCTCTATTGGATTCAAGCCCCTTCTCTTTCCTAACGAGTCATATGTATCCTCATATATCATATAATCATCACCAAGGCCTGACTCGGAGGACAGGAAATACATATCCTTCTCATTAAGATTCCCCTCAGACATAAAATCGACAATCCTCCTCATCATATCCCTTACCCGCTCATACTCCGATCGGTTAGTCATGATATTATCAATCTCATCAGCGTCATACATCCCGGATCGCTCAAGATTGTACCTATTGAGAAATATATCACCACCGGAGAGGAAATTGGACATGATCATATCATTAAGATCGTTGATATTATCGACTCCCAAGGAAGTAAGGGTGTTATTGATATCCTTAACCTCATCGGCCATGAAATTGCCAGCGAAATAGTTCTTCCGCTTGATAAAGGACATGACATCATTATACCTAGGTTCCCCATTACTATCCAGATCATATTCTGATGACATGGACATCCAGTCGCCAAAGAAGGACACGAAGTCGGGGGAGTAGGCCGTACCCCAGACCGATAAGGCCTGCTTCTGGTCGCCCAACACCTCCATCGCCCTTTGGTATAATCCGGATGGTTGGTCGTTCGGGGCAAGGACATTATCTATCCCACCCTCCTTATTTTTTATAACATAACAAGATCGTCCCATTACTAAATCGTTTTGACGCAAAGATAGAAAATCCCGCCTACTCTCACGAGCGGACGGGACACCAAAATAACAACATAATAACAAACCTTATGTTTCTCCGAAAAGTGCAAATCTTTTTGCCGATCCTCACGAACAGGCAAAAGCTCAATCCTAAATAACAAAAAAAATGAAATTCATTATTCATCAAATATCATATATATTGTCAATATATTTAACATTTGATTCTATAATTCTAAAATTATATTTGCTTATAATTTCCTTAACCTGCTTTTTATTCAAATGAAACCACTCTCTATCAACATTATATACACTATATTTAATATGCAGCTCACGCTCTATATCCATATCTACATATGCAATCATATAAAAATAGATATTACTCACCCTTAAACAACTCTCCCTAGTGTATAAATCCTTAGACTTACCAATTTTTACAAGACCATTACTAATATCTACTCCTATATAGGTACGCAACAGTCCACTATTTCTTAACCCATAGTTCTTTTTATTTTTTTATAAAAAAATGTAATCAATTATATTCCTCTGTCATATACAAGGCATAATCATACCTATCCTCCATCATCATCACCACCTTCTTGATATCAGATAAAGTTAGTTTCTTTATCTCCATATTCCTACTATCCATCCTGACGAAAGAGTCCTTGAACTCCTGCTCGGTTATGGCGTCCAACCTAAATAGATTGTATTTTATAAGTAACTGGGTTACGTCAAATATCAGGATATTAAGATCAATATCACCCTTCAACTCATTAAGAAGATCACGCATCATGAGCTTGATGGCATCAGTATCAAGCTCCAGCTTCTCGGCCTCCTTCATCAGCTTCTTGATGATACCATTGTGCTCGATTATGATATTAGCGTTATCGTCATCGGTAGGCAGAAGTACATCCATCGTACATTTTATACCAACCTTATCACTAAGTCTTTTATTGAACTCCGTCATATAATCGAAAGCCTGACTTCTGCTTAAAGCGTATGTATGGTCAAGCAACTGCCTTTGTCTGTTATTGACAAAATAATGACTGGTGTATAACATCATCAAGACCTTCACTCGCTGGATGCGTAGGTCTTGCATAATTTTACGGTGTAAAAAACTATCTAACTGCATAATATAAAGAGTCCCCACCGGGGCTATCACACACCCGGCAGGGACCAACTTTTAAATATCTTACTCGTCAGGTGATGGACTGACACCGCAAAGATAAATCAAGATAATTTATTTAGCAAGGATCATGGGCTTCTTTTTCTCCCGATACTATATTACCTTCGGAAGCCAAAGACTTGTCCTCGGCCGCCTTCGTAGGCGAGGCGAACTCCGATTGGGAACCGGACGGGTTGCCGAACGGGGTCTCCGTATCCTCGAAGAACGTCTCATCCCTCCTAATACTCATCCTGAACTTAGGGGCTATGAAAGGATCGTTATTAAGATCGATGTTGATCGTAACGTCATTCATCAAAATATCCTCCTTAGTCATGGAATCGCCTATCCACCCTCTTACGTCAGTAGTCATAGGCATCTTACTAGCCGCTTCCTTGACAGCCCCTAGCCGTTTCTTGATAACATCCACGTCTCCCGTCAACGGAATCATATATGTCTTATTATCCAACCCGGATCTGGCTATAGCGTTATTAAGATCCATTATATCATCAATACTTACGCCTCCGCCTAGACCTTCCATAATCCTATCAGCCATCGATCCGATCATGGATGAGAATGATGATATATCCTGATTTTTCAATCTTACGGGGTACAGGTAATTTCTTCCATTTCCTGTCTTTATAGCTACAACCGGGATACGCGAATTTTTATAATTACCATACTTGTCCCTAACGATAGCCGTACAGAACGGGAATATGTTATACTTAATATTATCTCTCATCGCAACCTCCCCGTTCTCTATATATCCTACGCTCTCGACCTTACCAACCGTCTCATTGGTAAAGTTATTTTCGGATACCATCAACGTACCATTATCATCACTTATGCTAAAATTAGGTCTTCCCGGCAAAACACTGGTAACTGTGCCTACGAACGGTATATCAATCTCGCCAGCGACAGATCCTACATTATCCCTATACAACTCAAAGGCCATACTCCTTAAATCAGCGTTACTTCCTTTTGAGTCCGGGTCATTGGCTTTCAGTACCGAGACGAAATTGCCATCGCTATCCACGATCTTAATAACCATATTATCAACCAGCTCTCTGTAAGCCGACTTAGTCTCATCAGAATTAGGATCAACGGCGTTAAGGCTATTGTATTTATCATACAGTCCCTTGGTGTATGGATCTGACATATCCATCTTAAACCTTACCATATCACCCTTGCGAAGGCTAGCCGCTGCTTCCTGATTCACCGACTCGTTATTAGACCCAAACGTATCACCCGTATAATAAGGGACAATAGACCCATCCTGCCCCTTGCGATACACCATGAACCAGTTGGAGGTCGATAAGGCGGTCTGCCGCCCCAGTATGACACCGGTAGCGTTCTCGAAAGCCTGAGCGTCATCCTCACTAATCATCCATCTTGAATGATTCTTGGACTCAATAACGCTGAATATGTTCGTCCCATCAGTAAAATCCATCACCATCTTATCATCCATAACATATTCACCGGGCGTGACGAGAGCCTTAAGCCCGGATCCCGCCATAAACCTGTCAAGCCTCATTCCTCCTACCTCATAATACATGACCCCACCGATCTCCCTCTTTTGAGCCATCAACACCACCGGATTCTGGGCGGCGTAGACCTCCGTCCTGCCGGTGGATGTCCCGGGTTCGCTCTCCGTGAGAACATCACCCATAGGTATAGACTTATCGTAATCCTTGACAACCATACTTCCATTATCATACAGCCTCATCCATTCCACGAATTGAAGAAGAGGATCATCAGAATAATTATTGATAATATCAATAGCCTCATTAAGTTTATCCTGATCAACTTCATTCCCGTTGTCAATATCATTCATAAGATCATTGTAAGTCTGTATAGCCCCCTTAACCTGATCCTTATCAAGACCATTAATGTTTATATCTATGATATCATCAATAGTATCTCTGATGTTATTTAAGACGTTATCGTTGGTATTTAACCTATCTATCATTGACCTAATCTTATTAAGCCTAGCTATAGGATTATCGCCAAACCCATTTACAAGATCATTGATACGATCCTTATTATTATCATATATCTGCCTCTCCCTAGGAGATAAGATATCCTCATTACCGTTCCATATCTTTATAGCTATATTATTGATTCTATCATCAGAAGGATTTATAATATCCTCATTATCAGGTACATTCTCAACGATACCTCCCTCATCAGCCTTGATGTCATTCTCCATAGATCTGGCGATCATATGATTATAGGTCTTGAACATAAATGCCTCGTCCTCTCCTATAAGACCATCTTGATAAGCCTTATCTATGGCCTGATCATTGGCATAAAGGGAATTAGCATCAGGATCATCGGTATTCCTGAAATCATACTTGCTGTCATCCTCCTCATAAGTCTTCCCCCATGCGTTCGATAATATCTTCATGAACCCGCGCTCCTGCGCCCGGATGAATCTTCTGTCACGCATACGACGAAGTGACTCGTTTATATTCTTATAAGCCAAAAGATTATGACGATACTCGCTAAGCAACGCCATAGCCTCCTTATGATTATCAACCCCACGGATAGATACGGCATTCTCAAAACCGACTATAGTCTCATAAGCTGCCATAAGATCGGCGGCGCTGATCCTTGATTCATCCCTGTTTAATAACAGCTTAGATATATCTGTCTCTGAGTTAACTAACGTAGCTAATCTCCTCTCCAAAGCAATCCTATCCTCCGTCAATTTAAGAAGTCTATCATTCTCCTTAGCTAACTTGACCTTATCAGACTCAAGAGCTTCCTTAGATGTGACACTCCGCTGAAGCTTCAAAACATTCTTCTCCATTTTCTGTATATCATCTGTAAGCTTCCTGAGTTTCTCAAGATCCCTACTCGAATCAGGATTAAGACGAGAATATATATCTAAAGCAGGTCCTATATCCGTATTGTATATCCTTCCTAACTGATTAGCGATATCATCCAAGTTATCCTTAGCCTCAAGACCGTTATAAGCCATGTTGGAGATATAGGTGTTAAATGATCTATTGGATATACCATCGGTAAGGGAGTCGGCAAATCTGCTGGCCATAGTAAAATTATCAACCTTCTTATTGAACTCACTGATAAGGTTGGACTTATACTCATTTACCTGCTCATCTGTCATATTCATATCGGAGGCTATATCGCTATTAGGTATAGACTCGATGACTGTCTTGAAATTCTCCTTAGTATCATCTAACATCCCCATTTCCTGATCATAACGAAGACGGTTGAATACGGCATCACTAAAAGTCTTATCTACGATTCTAGAATTAGGTATATCATCAGCGTTATTATCCGTACTTAAGCCTGATAATTGAGCGTTAAGAGCCATACTGCCACGAATAGCACGGATAGCGGCGGTGGTCAAGGCGCCGGCATTGGCGTTGTAGGCCTCCACCATCCCCTTGTTCCGGGACATATCTTGGCTCCATTCCCTTATACCTCCAGCGCTCTTCCACCCCATACCGGCACCTATTATCATACCGATGCCGATCTCCTTCCAGCCTTGGCTAGATCCGTATGTCTCCTTGAAACCGTTCTTTATAGCCTCCATATAACCTATATTCTGACGGATGGCCATGGGATTGTATCTTGATTCCACCCAATCCTCCGCAGACTTGCTGGACACACCTTGAAGACCTTCCTCGAACAAACCCTCAGATACCGGTCGCTTGATGATATTAAACGTATTACCAGCTATTTTCTGCCATTTCTTTGGTGTTATAGCCCTTAGCTTACCATTGCCCATTCTCTCGGCTCCTACGCCAAATATATTGCGTTTTATGAACTTGTCTACACCCAGCTCCATACCAAACATATCACCAAACATAGCTATGTTGGATAATGATAATATGCCGACGTTTGCGGCGAATACGGCGTTAGCGGCATTGGCATTGTCAGCCCTGAACCTCATAAGCTCCTCATACGGGACTTCCCTCCCGTAAGCGTTACGATAAGATTGTCTGAAGTTTTCCTCGGCCTCCATCAACATACTTCTGGCTTCTACTGAAGCTTCCCATGAGGTAGACGTACCAAGAAATAGGGCGGTATCCAGCCCCTTGCCTACCCTCTGTCCTATACGGGCGGCCCTAAGGTAAGCGCCGAATGCTTTCTTGGTGTCCGAAGCGGCCTTGCCTATCCTAGCTAAAGCCACCCCAGCCCTAGCTCCGGTACGAGCAAGGTTCATCAGGCCGGCCCCGGAATATACGGCAGATGATAACATGGCACCAACGGTAAAAGCCAGACCCGAAAGGAAATCGTTAGTCCAGAAATTAGCAGTTCTAAGACTACGAAGAAATCCCATATCTCTCTCTTCTTTATCATAATAATGAGCGAGCCTATAATCTCCTCGCTTATCCATATCATCTAACCAACGAGTAAAATCGTTATTGAAAACGGATTCAAATTTACCTTTAGTGACTCCCTCGTAAATACCATAAAAAGGCTGAATAATACCTCCTATACCATACAAAGCCGTCTTATAAACAAATTTACCCAATCCCCTAAATATCTTCTCTCCTGTACCTTGATTTCTAGCTAATCTGGAATCATTATCAACGCCAGCCTGAAATGACTCGTATTTAGGTATCCAAGTTCCATCACTTAATCTAAATCTTGATTCATCAAGACCTATACGAGGACCGGACACATCAAACCTACCAGATGGGATACCATTACTAATAATACTATCCTCAGAAGTTTTAGCCCTTAAATCATCATAATAAGACGATTTAACACGTCTTTTTATTCTTTCTGATAAAGCTGGTATAGCCTTTTTAGAATCATCGACCAAAGAATTTGGATCAAGGTTAGGTAAAGGTGGATTGTTTATATCGTCACCTAATGAACTCGGATATACACCAACTGCCCTTATCTCCATTGGATCCATAACCGGATACCCATGCTTTTGAGCTATATCCCTACCATCGGGTAAATTATTATTGCTCGTTTCCATTCCTCTTTTTATTTATAATATCCATTACCGGTAACATAATATTATACAGATCCTCATTAATATCCTTCCTTCCAAAAGAACTATTCACAGAATTAGCCTCTTTAGTCATAGCCTCTTTAAGAGCCTCCACCAAATAAGCCTGAGGAGCTATATTCATAACCTTAGCTATATTATCGGCGTAATCAACACCTTCTTTATCTATAGTATATAAAGGGTTGTTAGAAGGATTACCTCCATAACCTTTCTTATATATCTTAATCTCCACACCATGCTGTCCATACCCTCGATCATATCCCTCAGCCTTGACCTCATAATTGCTAGATCCATCTATAACCGCAGATATTATCATAGACATATCATTATGATAATCATCCGGGAACAAAGGCAAAACAAATGAGCGTATATCATCTTTAGCATTATCAGCCGTAGCATAAGAACCAAGACCTAAATCGGCTACCGATCTCCCATAAGCCTTATCGGAGGCAGAAGAAAACCCTGCCCCAGACACCCTCGACTTGTATGAGACTGACGGGATATTTCTTGACTTAGTATAGGTAGTAAATCCTATCCCTGCCAAATCCTGTTCTGATACTTGAACCCGTTGAGCCTTATCCTCTCCTGCATCAGCTATTATCCACCAATTATTATCATCATCCTGTTCAACGGACAATGTATGAGATCCTTCTTTTTTATCTAATTTCAATCCGGATTTATTAGCTAAACTATATATACTATTATATAATCTAAATTCCTCCGAATTGGATTTTGCCCTCTCATTAAAAGTCCATCCCTTTCTTCCGAACTCATCATACCTAGATTCTATATACCTATTATAAGCATCATCCATATCATCAAGAACCCTGTTGATAGGACCTGAATTAGACCATTTATGAGCAAATGGAGAACCCATTTCTCTATTTATATTTCTTAACGTGATATAAGCCAGATTAGCCTTATCTTTATCTCCATCAAACCTAACTAACAGTCTATCCCATGTCTTATTATCAGTAATATTATCCTTCAATGCAGCGTCTAATTCATCCACGGTAAGATCTGTACCCAAAGATTCATTTATCTCATCTAATATCAATTCAGCCTTACCCACGTCTATAACACTCCTTCCTTCTATCAATCTGCCTTGACCAGAAGGATCGTAAGACGGTCCTATAACATCTGAGACAGTATTGACCAATCTTGACATCAAAGAAGAGACTTTAGCGGCAGTAAAAGGATTGACGGATTTACCACCCATACGAACAGATGATAATCTAGACATATCACCTACATTGACATTCTCTCCATTATCTAGATAAATATCCATGCCAGGGTTATTTGATATTTCCTCCATAATGGCGTTATCAAGATTCTGAGACACTTTTTTCTTGGCATCCATAGCTCCGTCATAAATGGAATAATATGAATTTCTTTGGTCATACGCCTCCGCAAGATCCTCATAAGCCTTCTTCGCCTTATCAGTCTTCAAACCATCATACTTAGCTCCATTATTATTCATAATGAATTTCATGACGGCATCTTGATGTGACATACCCTTAAAATCATCGGGGTTATTATCTATATAAGCATTTATATTAGACATCACATTGTCACCTATAGCATTTGCCAAAACATCAAATTTAACTTTTATACTCTCCCTGTTAGAAGCGATATTATCCATCAACCTTGTTGATGGTTTTACCTTTTCTTGCGCAATAGGGACAGTATACGATGTTCCTGGAATACCAGTAGATACTGACCCTTTCATTCCACTTCCTCCTCCACCTATAGCCCTAGCCCATGCAGCATCAGCCTTTGATTGTTCTATCTTAAGCCTTTCCTTATCCATTTTTTGATCCCACACGAACTTGGCGTTGCGAGCTAATCTCTCATCTTCTTTATAGTAATAATCATCAGCCTTGCGGATGACAGATGAATTATTATAAGACCATCTCATAGCTGCCCCCCTAAGAAACTCCTGTTGAACCATAAAGGCACCCGCTCTTTCTGCATCATAATTAGGTCCTATAAACGAATTAGCCTCATCTATGAAAGTCTGTTTCTGATTACGTAAATCAGCCAAACTAGTCTCAAGCATTAATTTACGATTAGCATCATTACCAACACCCCCTAATTCCGCCTTTATAGCTTTTTCCTTAGCATCAAAATCATTCACATATTGTTGAATAAAAGCAGAGGTAGATTGTTGATTGAACATATGAGGATTGGTGAGAGCCATGTATTGACCTTCCAATTGTATTTGAGCCTTAGCGTTTTGGGACATACTGGATGCTATAATATTCCTTATCTCAGAATACCCCATCTCATCAATTGTCTTTTCAATAATCTCTCCCGTTCTCTCGCCCTTATCATTGAGAACCGGGATCTGTATTTTCTGGCCCTTATGCTTGGTCAAAAAATCCTTCACCTTACCATCTATCTCAGCATTATAATCCGTATATGGAGTGTAATGAAGAGGTTCTAATCTAGTTCCTACCTGACCATCATTCAACCATTTATAATAAGGCATAAGAGCCATTGATTCATTTATGGGACTATACATCTTAGGATTATTCAGCTTCATATCCTCTAATTTAGTAGATAGTTCCCTAAACTCACGCGTTCCAGCGATGGCGTTCAATACACGGGTATCTAAAGCCTCTCCAAGACGGGCTTGTATACTTCTAGCTATACCATCAGAAGCTAGATTGGATTTACGATACACGTTATTCACATCCTGTATCAATCCATTTAATCTATTCTGAAGATATTCCCTATCCTGAGGTTTAGCTATATCAGAATTAATAATATAATCAGCGTACTCATTAATAGCTTGCCGATTCGTATCTATCTTCTGTTGCATGTATCCCATACCCTGCATCATGACATCCATGTTGTAGGGTGATACGTACTTACCGTAATTCCTTAATATACTGTATTGTGAAGCCATCCTTTATCCTTTCTTGCTTTTAGTTACTTCCTGAGCGGGATATAATCTCCTATAACTCAATATATCTCCTTGAGGATCAGCGATCAGCTGCCCATTAGGACCGATCTTTACATCCCCGAATATAGACCTTAATGTATTCATGGTCGTAGCCGTATTCCACTTCTGCTGGATCTCATCATTTACGCTATCGAAATACCTAGCCCAGTTCTCGTCATTAATAGCCAACCCCTGCAATATCCGTTGTTGATAAGCCTGACGTTGGGCTATATTCTTATCATACGTGTCAGCCCAAGTGCGAGCGTTTATATTATCAGCCCAAGTTCTTTGAGCCACGTTACCTTGTTCTACCTCATTTATATACTTACCTATATTGGAACTTAATATCGCCTGTAGGTTGGATGATAAAGCCCCTCTCTGGGAATCCGGGACATTACCCATCTGATCCAATTGTGATTGGAAAGCACGATTAGCCTCAACCATATACTGATCAGCAGATCTCAATACCGGATCCACGGTAGGAGCGTAATGTCTTTCCAGACCTTCCGTTGTCACGGCTCCCGGGGTCATCCTGAACACCTCAGGGAAGTCAAGGCCACCACCCACTATATTCCTGTTCCCGTTACCATTATTAGTCTTACCGGTGTTAGTACTGGCATTTGTATTGGTCTTAGGGAGTGTATTAGGATCAATCAGCTCAGGCATATCCAACTTAACATCAGGATCCTCCACATCACCTATATCCATAGGACCGGGAACTACCTTATGAGGATCAAGTATAAAATCAAGACCTTCCATGCCTTTCATGGATCTCAATGCCTGCATCTTAAGCATATCCTCCCCAAGTATCTTATTAACGACATCCTTGTTCTTGTCAGAAAACAGTTGACTAAAATGGGTGATACCGGCATCGTTAAGAGCCTTATGCTGTTCCTCTGTAACAACGTCTAGACCGATCATAGGGCGAGATGTGGTAAACAAACCTAATTTATTGTCTCTCATCCTATCATGATATGCGGCTTTCTTGTCTTCCGGGTAATTACCTTGACTATCCTCACCGCCAAAAGAAACGAGCGTCGTGTAATCCCGAAGCGCCTCGGCGTTGGCGATGATCGGGTTCTCCGCCGTAGCCAAGCCCATCCAGCTACTTGTCTGACCGTAGATAGCGTCTTGCAATGCCCTAGCCCTAGCGCCCTCTGAAGCTCCCATATAAGCATCGTAAGCGACCGGATTGAATGTCTTATAATAATTCAACCTCTCATCCGTATTAATACCTCCATAAGAGCCATCAGTTCCTTGGCGTTGATAACCGAAATAGTTAGGATCATTGTTGAACCTATTCTCAATCGGGCGGAAAGTTAATTTACGACCGAACAAAGACGTGCCTCCTATCTCCATCTTCTGGCGAATACCAGCCACTTTCTTAAGCAGCTCTTTCTTAGCCTCAGCTATATCCTCCTCCGTAAGACCGTATTCTTTCATAGATCTGGATATGATGTTATCTATCTCACCACCCTTGGCGAAATACGTATCCTCATCCTTCTTCATCTTCCGGTCTTCCTGCTCCTTGTATATGACGTTAGCGAAGTCCGTAAATCTTCCCTCTAATCCATTAACGATATCGTTGCTATCATTTATAGCCTTGGATAATACGGAGGCGTTCAAACGCCTTGTATTCTCATCGTCTATCTTATTATTTTTCTCCAGCTTCTCCAATGCCTTTTTCTGGTCATCGTAAGCTGATTTAAGACCGATCTTAGCCTTATACCTGTCCATTAACGTAGCATACGTATCCTTAGGCGTGGCTTTGATCCCATACGTATCCCTGATGTATTTGGCGAAATCCGGCTCTATGGTTGTGTCGTCGGTAATAACCTTCGTCCCCTGCTCCAAGGAAACGGGGGTTCCACCATCGGCATGCTTCTGCCCCATGGCCTCCATCGGCGCCTCTCCGGGCTGCGTCACGTACTCACCCTTCTCGACCTCTACGTTGGCTTGATCTTCCATCGACTTAGGTAACGGATACAGGTACTCACCGGTAAGGCTTCCGCTATCGAACCTATTATTAGGCCCTAGATAAACACCCCCACCATTCTTGTACTGCATCTGGGATTGCCTTCTTTGTCTGGCCTCACGCTCCTGAGCCAACCTGATATTGGTACGAGTACCTTTCTCAGACGCTATCCCAGAAACCACGTTACGAGCCAATCCCATGATACCACTAATTCCTGAGGCTATGGTGGTTATCGTATTAGCCGTTTTAGCCCTAGTGGATAAATCTCCATATCCCTCACTTCTCATACGCCCTATACCACGACCCATCTGAGTGAATCTAGACCCTATATCATCAGCGCCATAGTAAGGGATGGTGGTAAAATCAAAAACATCCGTACTACCAGACTTATCAACCTTCTTATTACTGTCAACCAAAGCGCTCAAATCACTTGTATCAATGGTATTAATATCAGGCTGCTGAATATCAAATCCTATCTGGGTAGACGAAACCAAAGGCTCCACTCCAATACCCTGAAGACCAACAACATTACCGGGCATAATAGGGGTGACTTCCCCGGCCTCTTGATATTTAGGTATCTTCCTCTTGATTACATACTTGCTCATATCAAATTAATTTCGTTCTGACACAAAGATAGTTTAAAAAAAATAGAGACTCATCATTTCACAACGATGAGTCTTTTTAATATCAATCTTTTAAACACGTTATAGGATTGCTCCACTTCTTTTTCCACTCATGACCAAGATAATCTATAAGTTTATCATAAGTATCTATAAAGCCACCATCTATAACCCCGGTGATAACATTCTCTACAGCTACTATGTCGTTTAACTGATTCTTTGTAGCCGTATTCCTTATCCCACTCTCATGCTTGTTAAAGACGATAAAATTAATAGCCTTAGCTACCCTTGATATCTTATCAGACAACTGACTCTTGTCGCTAACCAACCTGGCGACGGCCGAACTCATCTTGATATAAGCCTCGCCAGCGGCATTCCTGTCCTCTATGAATCCATCATGCAACCATATTATCACCTTGGCGTATATCTCTGGATCCAATTCCAATGCTACCATAACAAAAAAATACGGATTTACATACCATTTCTGACCCTCTCCCTTTCCTCTTCGGTAAGCCATTCCGTATTTTTTGAGATCGGTTATCTTATTGATTTTCAATTCATGGTTTTGTACCGTAAGATTTCTTACAGTACATATATCATTAATACTCAGCTCCCTAACAAGAGCTTTCATCTTTTCCTGAAATCCATTAGTAGCAAACAAATGATCAAGCCTTCTAGACTCCAACCCCATAGATTTACGTTTTTCATTCAAGGCTTCCATAACTTCCGTTATGCATACAAACCCGTCCTTGGACATAACAGAAATGTTCCTACCTAATAATTCCCTGCTCTCTGATGATAAAATCAAATTACTTTTCATATCTTTACTAAAAGTTTTTAATTAATAA